TTAGTCACTTTCGTTCTCGACTCGTGCCAACTGGATGACGTTCGGACGAGCAGTGCGATAGGCCTCTTGCACTGCTTCCGTCATATCATGGAGCATTCCACGGCGCTTCGCACGGCGCTGATAGTGCTCGGTCATCGTCTCGGCGCCATGGCCCAGAAGGTGCTTCACCTTCTCCTCGAAACCCGCATCTGCCAGGATCGTCGCAACGCCATGACGTGCGCCATGGAAGGTAATGCCCGGCCCGATCTTCTCAGCCTCAAGCAGCGCATCACGCGCTTTGCCAAATGAGGTCTTGAACCCGTCCTCTGTCCACGGCTTGCCGCGCGTGTTGACGAACAAGGGGACCGCGTTGTCGACGCGATTGGCCTTGGCGAACAGATCCGCCCGCCATACTCGATACTCACCCAAAATAGCACTCAGATCATCGCAGACTGGCAACTCCAGTGCTCGCCGCGTCTTGGACGTGGTGAAGCTGAGCAAGCCATCCTTGTGCGCTGTAGACGCAACCTTGATGCAGTCTCCAAGTCGCGCGCCAAGGTAGGCCGCAACAGCTACAGGGCCGCGCAGGTGGATCGGCATGCCCTCAAGTATGGCAACGGCTTCCTCTGGCCTCCATGGCCGGTTCGCCTCCGGCAAAGTCTCGGGGCGCTTTGCTGCGTCTATGCCCTCAGTCGGGTTGGCTTTGACGTGCCCATACTGCCGGCCGAAGCTGTAGACCATCTTCAGCGTCGTGATGACTTGATTAGCGAACTTGAAGCCGTGCTGGTCACGCGCCTTGTCGCGCAGAGCCACTAGAGCAGGGGTCGTGATAGCCACCAAGGCAAAGTCTTGTGACTTGCCCAGCCATTCAAAGACCCGCTCGTAGTCCTTCTGAGTTCGAGTCCGCAAACCCTTCCAGTGCTCTGACTTGGCTTGGTATTCCGAGATCAGGACGCGCAGTGTGCCAGCCACGGGCGCCAGCGGCTTATAGAGCGCGTCTAGTCGAGCGATCTCCGCAGCGAGCGCCTGGCCTTTCAGATCCATGGAGATCGGCACGGATGGGGCTCCCTTGCGCCGGTAGTACCTGCGCCAAGTGCCGTGTCTGTCCCGATACTGCTTAATGCCGGTTACGCGCACCCGCATCGCCTGCTGCCTCCACGAAAGCCATCTCGTTCAAGGGCTGAGATTGACCCAAGGTGTCTAACCATTCGTCAAGGCGTTGCCGATCGTACCGGACGCAGTTTCCGTAGTTCACGGGCTTTACGCGCACATGCGCCAAGAACCGGCGAGCCGAAGGGAAGCCGCAATAGTCCGCTGCCTCCTCAGTTGAAAGCATCCGCTTTTGTGGAGCTGCCACCATTCACCTCTCCCCCATATTGCTGGGGTGGGTGGGGTTGCGGATGCCGGAGGCGAAACCTTTCAGGGCCTTTTCTGCGGCGCGATTGGCTGGCACATCCTCAATCGCATCTGCGATGGATTTGGCGTCGTAGTGATCGGCTGTCGCTTCAGCCAATTGCGCTATGGCTTCCCGTTCCTCAGCTTTAGCTGCCATGATGGCGCGGGCAGCTACCTTCACGATGGGCCACGTGTCGGCCTCACCGTTCAAAACTGCGGCGTAGCTCTTCATATCCGAACTGTACTGAGTGAGCGCAGCCTTCCGAGCCGCCACCAGCACGTCCTGCGGGAATTGCTCTGGCTTACTCATGGAGTGGACTCCTCAGTGCTGCTAAGGGCGGCGAGGGCTGCGTGGAAGTTACCGACCGACAACCCATCCACGGCCAGGACTAGAGTGCCGTCTGAGCGCCCTAGAGGCTCACGTGCTGTTACCTTGACGTTGGTGTGGTCATGCATCCCACCGGGGATGGATGGAACGATATTGGCGAACGGACGCAGGGCTGCTTCCAAAGCCGCGATGCGGGCTGATTGCTTGGTCATTTCTCGGTTCCTTCATCGCCATCGAAGGCGGTGTCATCCCATTCCGGGTGCTGTGGAGCGTCGCGATAGAAGCTCAGGGCTTCCGCTCCGCTGCTAAGTCCAGCTTGCAGAGCATCACGCATTTCCCTGCGCCATCTTGCCTGCATCTCTTCACTGCATTCCGAACGGTCCTCGCCGAGGAACCACGCATCTAGCGCTCGCTCCACCATGGCATCGGTGATCTCTATGGCTGTAGGGGCACTATGGTGTTCGAGAACGGCTCGCATGTTCTTGCGATAATGCTCTTGAACGAACGGCTCTTGATCGTGCCATCCGCTGTCGAAAATCTCGCAAGCCTGCTCCACCTGCGCATCCGTTACCTCTACCCCTGTAGGGGCGGGATAAGCCTTGTCCCATAGCTCGCGGATCAGTTGCGTTGCCGGGACCATCTTGCGTTCGGGGCAGCAGGACAGAGCGCCCGGATGCTTGGCGCGGATTTGCTCAATGGTTTCGGTTGAGCCGCAGCCGGTGCATGCCTCCACCCCTATCGGAGGGGCTTCTGTGACCCTTGGGGATGGGGAGGCAGTGGGGGCTTCGAGGTCTCCTCCGCGTTTGATGAAATCGAAGATAGCGCTGACGTAAGTCTCTATCGCTTCCAATGAAGGGTATTCATCCTCCTCCCAGCAATTGCGCAATCCTTTGCGCCAGTCCCATAGCCAGTCATCCAAACGGTCTAACTTCGATGGGCTCAGCGGTGCATAAAGAGGCGCCCAATCATCTTTCACATCAAGATTCGATTGAGCGGAGACAATGACGGGCACTAGGTTCCCGCGCTTGTCGTTCTCGAAATACGGGGTTAGCCAAGCGGTAGGCAAAGCTGGCGCACAGCGAATGAATGTCGCTTCTTCTGCCTCCAAGTTGGACGACCTACTGAAATCTGGAGCAGGGCCTGATGTCCATGCGCCCCAAGTGGCACCAAGTAAGCGCTGACGATGCATAACGATCTCGGTCATGACTTTGCCTTCCATTCTGCCAATGCAGCTTCGATCATGGCTGCGTATCGACCTAAGAACTCCTCCTCTTCGTTGGATGAAACGCTATCTCGGAAGCACGGATAGTGCTGGTAGCTTCGCCACGCCCGACGCATTGCCTCGGTTGAACGCATCGGCACCAGAACCCACTCTCCCGCCTCTTCTCTCGCCCCCACTGGATTGCAGCGGAGGGCTTGGGATACATCGGTGACGCGCTGGACGCGCAAGTAGCCGTCCTCAAAGTCCCACGCGCAGGACCAGAAATCACCCGACCAAAAATCCGGATCATCCAGCTCCTCTCGCATTTGCAAAACGTCTGCAGGCTCACTGTCACCGGAGCCATCCCATACGCAGCGAGCGACCGCGTTTTTCATCGCGTCAAAGCCGACGACGACTTGCGAAACTTCGCCGTCAGGCCCGGCCGTTACAAGCCACATACGCTCATCGCTTAGCCGCTCGCCCGCTGTGTTGTTCATCGTGGGTGTCATGGCTGATCGATCTCCAGAACTTCGCCGGTGAAGCGGTCGTAATAGACGCCGCGGGCGCGTGAATACTTGATGCGAGCGCCAGGCATGGTGCCGCCTTGTTTCAGCCCATGCACGGCTGCGAACTGGCTGCGGGCCTTCGTCCGCGCCTTTGCTTCCGCGACTGTCTTGATTGCGTGGCAGGGGTTCTCATGAATGGCCCGAAGATTAGCTTCGCAATGCTGCCCGCCGTCTGCCAATGGCACTTCGTGATCGAATGCCTTCTTCTGCCCTGGCCGGATGGAATTGCCACAGTCGGGGCAGATGATCAGTCCGTCAGCATTCATCTGACGCTCTAGGATATGGCGCTGCACCGACTCCGGGATAGCCTGATCATCGTGCTTCGCCATCCACCCCTGCGACTTGCGGGATCTAGCCATGGCTAGCCTCTTCCCATCCTTGCGTGGTGAGCGTCACCAGAGGCCCATCGTCGGTTGGCTCGACAGTTAAGAACCCACGGTGAGACAGGGAACGGAGGGCCTTGTGCCCGGCTGCAGGGATGTTGTCCTCAGCGCTGAAGCAGTGCGAGCCGCCAGCTTGAGAAACACGCTCGAGCAGCTGGCGCTCTTGATCGGTGAGCTTTCTCATGCTGCTGCCCCCTGAGCTTTGTGGCTGACATCAAACATGGCAATGCGTTCGCCAATCACGCGCATGACATTGACTGCCATGCTGTTGCCGAGCGCTTTGTATCGGGGACCATCCGCGGCAGTCTTGCCGCGATACGGGATAGCGGTAAAATCGTCAGGGAAGCCCTGCAGGCGTTCGCACTCGCGGGGGGTCAGGCGGCGGACTGCCCATGCGGTCTGAACCGCTACACTGGTGCAATCCGTGTCGAGCGTGTAAGTCGAGCCGTCGTTCAGGTAACTTTTGCCAATTGTCTTGTTGCCGCCGGCCTTAGGGTTGAAGGCAACCGCCTGCACTTCGGCCCGAGCCTCAACTGTGTACGCCAAGTCTGATTGCACGCCAACACCATCTGGGCCGCTAGCAGGGTTCTCGCGTAGAGCACCTGCTTGGATGGCATGAGCGACCAAGAAATCACTTTCAGATTTCATTCCATTGGAATGGTCTGTCGTCCGCTGACCTAGGGTGCCCGCCACGGGCGTAGCAACTAAATTGGTATCGTCCTCTTGTCGGCGCCCGGCGTATCCGCCCTTACCACCGCTCTCCGCTCCTCGAGTGAGTGAGGCAGCGACCACCGGCACAATAGGCGTGCCCCGTCCGCTGCCATCTTCGCTGGCGTCAAAACCTTCTCCGCGCAATGAATGGGCAACCAGCAGACCTTCCCGGCTCTCGTGGTCGCCATATGGATTGCTGGTGATGGCGGGCGCAGCAGTAGCGACTAGCGTCTCCGTCTCCGCGTCGAGGCTTTGTTGTGCGCTGGCTGTCAAGCAGTACCCGACGTCGCCAGAGTTCGCGATCAAGCCGCCGTCGAGATCGAAGTCAGTTCCGAGGCCGCCACCGCCCGAAGGGCGAGCGCTAATTGTTGGGGCAACTCTTTGCCCCGCTTGTCGGCGCGGCGCAGGATCCCCGCGCAAGCTCGCGGCGTCAAATAGTACCGCAGCGGCACGTCGCCAGTCTCCAAGATATCCGACAACGAACACACGGCGCCGCCTCTGAGGGAGGGCGAAATCGTAGCCAGATGCTCGACAGAATTGAGCGTCGAGAGTTCGGTAGGCGATCCCATACCCGAGTTCTGAAAGGCCGGCCAAAAAGGTGCCGAAGGCGTGGGTTTCGACTGCGTCGTACTCGTCGACTGTTCCCACTTCTTGTCCGTCGAGTTCCATATCCACTGGATCTGGCGGCGGGCACGGATCGGGCGCGTCGTGGGATAGACTGGAGAAAACTCCGGGGACGTTCTCCCAAAGAACCCATCTGGGCTGATATTTTGCAGCAATGGCAAGATACGTGAGCGCGAGATTGCCCCTTGGATCAGCCAGTCCGGCTCGGAGGCCTGCGACCGAGAAGGATTGGCAGGGGGTGCCTCCAACAAGAAGGTCAATTGGCTCATCCGGCCACTCCTGAAACTTAGTCATGTCGCCACGGTTCGGCACGTGCGGGTAGTGGTGCGCCAAGACTGCGCTCGGAAAGTTCTCGATCTCGGAAAAGAATGCAGGCTCCCAGCCCAGCGGGTGCCAAGCCATGGTCGCTGCTTCTATGCCGCTGCACACTGAGCCGTACCGCATCACGCAGCCTTCTTAGGTTCCGCAACCCGATCAGGAGCAGGCGGGACTTCAACCCAGCCATTGCCCTTACGAGTGAGGATCACAGGCACCAGGCGCCAATTACCGCAGGTGTCGCAGGTGTACTTGGTGGTGAGGATGCTGGTCATGCTGACGTCCTCTTCTGCTGAGGCATCGCGGCTGAATGTGCGGCCACCGGATCACCGACAATGTGGCGAGGACGCGCTCGATGTTCTCCCGTCGAATGGTTATGCCTTCGTCCAGGTAGCGGAGCAAAAGCTTGAGCTCTGCAGTGGCAATTGCTGTTGCAGCTGCTCTGTTCATCACAGGAGCTCCCATGGCCAAGCGTCGAGGCGCATCCATGTGGCAGAGGCAAGCACTAAGGCGGACCAGGTGATGCACAGGGTGGTGTTGCGGATGACACTCATTCTGCAGCCTCGATGTTGTCGTGGTTGAGATCGGTGTCGCCCTCGACAGCCACCCGGGCTTCGCGATCGATGATCTTGTTGAGGGCAGGGCGGTTGCATCCCGAGCGCTCTAGGAACTCAGCGATGCGACGATCCTCAGCAGCGAGCTGCTCGGGTGTCTTGGGCTGCGGCAATGGCGCCTTTGGCTTTGGGCGGTAGTCCGTATCCTGCCAGGCATGCCGCAATGTCTTCAGTCCTGCTATACGTGACATAGATCAGCCTTCCTTCTGCTCGCTGGCGAGCTTCTTGATGTCGTTGAGGGTGCGTTGAACGAGGCCAGCCTTGTGGATCGTTTCGCGGGACAGCAGACCACCGTTGCCGCCTTGCATGTGGCCGCCGATGATCGCGCCGCTGTCGTCAAACTGGACGGCTTTCACCAGATCGGCGGACCGCTGGATCAGCTGCTGGATGATGTCGTTCAAGGAAGAAATCGGCGGGCTGGTTGTTGGCCAAACCCGCCGCCCAGGGGAGGGATTGGTTACCGCTTGGGCGCGACCTTATCGAAGCCGGGCGTGTTGCCGTTCTCGAGCTTAATTACTTCGCGGCTGGGGTTTTCCTCGAGACGCTGTTCGTCAAACCATTGCGCCTCAACAAGTGCGCCGTCTTTAGCGCGGGGTACGAGTAGCGCCTGATTGCATCCCGTCAGGTAGGTCACATAACCAGTGCACACACCTTCGAAACCCGTGATCCGGTCGGTGTAGGTTGCGCCTAAACCAATTCTCTGCGTCATTCCCATTCACTCCATAGAGGCGCTTGCCTCAGCGATCTGATGAGGAGGAGAATGCATTAATGCACATTGCTGGTCAAGCGTGAAAATGCATAAATGCATAAGTTCAAGTGCGATGAATTTTACGACTCGACTCTCTGGCGCTTCTGAGTCGTTAATGTCCGCCGGAACGAAAGGAGAACAAATTGCGTGAAGTTTCACACTTCGTCATTGTCTTCCCAGACCGGCTTATCAGGGCAGGGGAGCAGGAGCGCGAGATGCTAATAGACGCGCTTAGGCGTGAATACCCGCACTACAAGTTTGACGTGTACCCAGGGCGTAGCTTCGCATCTGAAGATGAGTTCGCCATCATTCCGGTAATGGGTGGGTTAGGAGACGGCACCCCAAACGACGACCCCGACCGCGTTTACATGTGCAAGCCGCTTGATCCGAAGGTCATCCCAGATTTGGTGCGGACGCTTCAGGTCTATGAGGCTCTTGGCTCGTCTGTGAATTAGGCGGCGCGGGCAATTCGACTGAGTGAGTTCATGGCCGCTGTTTCATCACCTCTAAAGATGGGCGTTTTCAACCCGCGGTTGACCCCGCGTTGAAAGCGCCGCATCCCGATTGCTGTGAGTTTATCCGTGTCTTCAATGAGAGCAGCGGCGGCGTAGTGCTGTTGCAGTCCAGAAGTCTCGATATACGAATGCAGTAGCTCCGCCTCTACGAATGAGGTGGTATTGTTGACTAGGAACACACCAACACGTCGGCCATCCCCCCTCGGCGAAATCACCACATCTGCAGGATTTTCAGACAATTCACCGCCTACAGCTGCATTGCGTTCTACTGTGAACGCCTCACCAAGCACGTTCTCGATAGCTTCGACGGCATCCTCTTTGAAGGTTGAGCGAACGACATCTTTCGTGAGCATTTCTAGGTCGCGGATGCGAAGCAATGCTGACATAAACATAATAGATGCTGACGCCACATCCGACGTTGCAGTGGCCTTGATGCCATAGGTCTCCGGATCCCAGAACGCGCCCGACGCGCCCAAGACGCCTTCGAGCATTTGGCGCCGCTGACCCTTCTCAATGTCTACACCGGAAGCTACCAGGTGGGACAGGTAGGAGCCATCATCTTCGAGTTGGAAGCCGTCGCCTGTCTCTCTAATCAGAAACGAAAGTTCATCACCGGAATTATCGATGAAGGGCGATCGGACTAGTAGGCCGGCCGGTGCTAAATGCACATCAACTGACTCTGAAAACGTCCGAGCCAGAAGTCCCTTCAAGCTGTCTGCAGTGATCAAAACAGTTGTCCTGCGGGGAAGTTGATCCGAAACCTTCGTCTTGCTTGCTCCCAAAATCGATCCGGGGACAATGCAACTATAGCGGCGCCCTTTTGTGCCTTAGGAACTCGCACCAGATCGTTAATGCTGGTCGGCCCCACTTCGAGTCCTCCACGTTCGCAATGGGCATGCGCATGAAAGCCTGGGTGAGAACCATGATACTCAAATCGACAGACAATTGAGCCGAGCGGCTCGCCCGGCGCTACCAACCAAGCTTTCCAGTTGTCAAAGTCAGGATTGACTTGGGTGAGGAAAATGTACTCTCTTTGTTCACTTCCGGCAACAACCGATCTCCACTGCCATGGCCGCCTAAGCGGCTTGGACTTGGGATAGACGCCAGAGTGTCGAGGAGGGATATCGTCGTACTTCCAACCTGTGTCAGAACGGATGGTCTTCACCTCTCCGACAAGGTGTCGAACTCTCATCGGCGCCCAACATATGCTGCGACTTTGCCGAGGATCTTCACGCCGTCGACATCCACCTCTTGAACTTCGTAGCTGGGATTGTCGCTGATGATCCGGCACTTAGGAGGAACGGTGAACATCACCCTCTGAAGTCTCTTAATCTGCGGTTCACTGTAGCCATCGCTAATCAGATAAACGCCATCAGCTCTGAGCTCGTGCTCTGTAAGATCTATGATCACTCTGTCGCCAGGGGCATAATTCGGCATCATGCTGTCGCCCTGCACACCCAAGACGATCGCACGTTCTGGATTGGCAACGGCTTCTCTCAAGTAAGATGGCGGGATGCGCCACTCGTCTAAGATCTTGTGAGCTGAGATCGTGCCATTGCCCATGGGCAAGACCATCACCTCGCCAACAGCGCCTTCGCCGCCACCTGCTTTTGCATCTAGCTCAGGGATCGCGCCTGGAATGTTCGGGCTGTAGCTCTCGCGATCGAAGCCCTCGCCGTCTGTGTCTGGCGTTGGCTGCCAAGCCTCATCGACCGGGATGCGTTCAAGCTCGCGTACGGTTCCCCGACTGGAAAGAAATGACCCTAGCGAAATGCCAGTTGCGGCAGCGATCTTCTCAATGGTCGTGCTCGAAAGCGAGAACTTGTGTTCTGGGTCGTTCAGCGGACGTGTCAGCGTGGTGGATGGCATGCCAGCTTTCTTGGCGAGCCCCGTTGCGGACAGCTTCGTCACTTCCATGACGTGCCGCACGTAAGCCTTGGTGTCTTCGCTCATTCCGCTCATGCGGGAACCGTAGCGAATAAATGCACAAATGCACCGTGCATTAATGCTTGCATACTGTGCATTAATGCTGCATAGTGCATAACTATGAGCACCGCAGATGAAATATCCGCATTTGAGAAGAGTGTCCAGGATCGTGGGCTGCGCATCGCCGATGTGCTGCGCGAAGCTTCCATTGATCGGTCAATGTGGACGCGTTGGAAGAATGGTTCGACCACGCCCCGCCTAGACAATTGGCGGGCTGTAGAACGGGCTGCGGATACACTTGCTGCAACAGCAGGTGCTGCCGCATGACCCGGCCAGCGGACATTCCCCACGAGACTTACGAGCGTGCAGTTACGCTCTGCCGACGGTTCCGCAATGCAGCAGATCAGCATGAGCTTGTTGCTCGTGTGCTCTTGGCGTTGGAAGGGCAGCCGTCCCGCGTAGGACTTACCACTCAGCAGCTGGCTACCCTGAACTTCATTGAGCAGTACCAGGCAGAACATCACGTCTCGCCTTCCTACGACGAGATCAAGGACGCATTGGGCCTCGCCAGTAAGAGCGGCGTGCATAGGCTCGTCCACGGCCTGAAAGAACGCGGCGCCATTGTCATGCTCGAGGGCCGCACGCGCTCGATGGCTCTTCGGAGGGCTGCATAAATGGCCGACACCAACGCCGCTCAAGACCAGATCAAAACCTACGTCGACCGCATCCTTCGCATGAAGGAAGAGGCGAAGGCTATCAATGCCGACATTCGCGAGATCTACGCGGAGGCGAAGGGCAATGGCTTTGACAAGACAACCCTGGGCAAGCTCGTCACCTACGTTGAAAAGCGCCAGACTGATGCCGACGCGGTGCTGGAGAGTGAAAGCCTCTTCGATCTGTACTTGACGGCATACGATAGGGCGGCCGGCGTGGTTGGCACGAAACGTGCTACGCACACGCATGCACCCGAGGATCGGCAACAGCGTTCGAGGGCCCGCCTGTCTGAGGCGATGGATGACAACAAAGCTTTCTCGGCTGAGCGTCTGTCCAATGGTCTTATCAGCGAGCAGGCCCACGCCGAGAATGTAGCGCTGTCTGATGCTGCGGCTGAGAAGCTTGGCGCCGGTGCTGTATCGAAGGGCGATCCAGTTGCCGCCCTTCGCGCCGATCCTGCCATGCACATTGTTAGTGCGTCCAGTCTCAAGACTAATCCCGAAGCGAAAGCATCCGAAGACGGCGGCACGACTGCGCAGGACATTGAGACGCCTGCCGACAGTGTGACGGGAGATGCGAGTAGGGCGAGCGTCAGCGCCGGTTCTGACGCCCAACTTCCTGTGTCGGATAAGTCGGTGGAGGCTCCGGCCTCTGCCGCCCCGCGCCAGATCTATGCAGCGCCAGGTGTGATCACCTGGGAGCACACTCCACCAGAAGGCGTTAAGCGCCACGACTACAGCTATGCCTTCGGTGATCTTGGCCAAGACAGTGCCGTCATCGAGGACGACCTGGCGAACGCGGCTGCCGAGCCGATCGTCAAGATAGGTCCGGTCATCCTTGACGGCTGGGCACGCTACATCAAGACCCGCAGCATGGTGAGCTTGGACGGCAAGCCAGTTGAATATTCCGTTGCGCAGTATGACGGCACTGATCCGCTCATGGACTGCATTCGCTGGAACGTGGCCGGCCGGATTTTGAACGATGCTCAGAAGCGCACCATAGCGCAGCGCCTCGCTCGTCTGGAGCCGAACCGCAAGGAAGAAATCTACACTGCTTTCGAGCTTGGAATGGAGCTCGTCGCGTGATGTCGCGGAAACTTGCAGCAGCTGCATTGGCTGGTCTCTGGATGGTTGCGGGCGCTGCCTTGACCCTCTGGATTCTTTCGGGGCCGATCTGATGTCAGCCCGCTTTGCCACCATCAAGCACAGCCAGGAACGGCATCGCTCTGACGATGCGCACCCCAGGCTTCATATTCGGGCGGACCTCCTCCCCGCCCGAGGGCGAGTGATCGTCTTCGATTCCCTCATCGAGAAGGTCATTCGCCCATTTCATCATGTGCGGTTCGACGGCCCCAACCGTCTTTCCGCGCAGCTTCTGCCGGCGCAGCAATGCTTTCAACGTCTCGCTGACCGGCTCCATCGTCATTCGTGCGTCCTTTCCAAAGTCTCGCTCCGTCCTGATCACCATGGACGGAGTGAAAAGGGATGGCGTTACCAAAATTCGGTAATGAGGTGCCCAAAGTGAGCGCCGCTACAGCGACAAAGTACGTGCAGGAAATGGTTGGGCTGGAGACGATCACCAGCCGGACGAAAGACGCAGCGCTGAGGAAGTTAGCGCGTGACTATGGTCTGACCGTTTCCCAGCTGACCCACCTCTACAAAGCAAAAGCAAAGACTTGCGACGTGAGCCTCTTCGCTCGCGTGAAGGCCGCTTACCTCGATCGCTGCGCAAAGATGGCGACGAGGTTGCTGCACAACATCGAACTCGAGGAGGCATCAGGCGGCGATGCTCATGATCAAGATCTGGTGGATCGCCTTGCAGCGGTCCTGGAGGAAGTGGCGACGCAAAGAGCGACGATCCACCCGCGAAAGAAAGTGAGCCGGACAGGCTTCACCGATGCTGATGAAAGCGCGGACCAGACCCACTGGGGCCGCTGACAAGGGAACTTCTAACGATGGGCAACCCTCGTAATTGGACCACCATATTCAACGCCCGCAATCGTGAGCTGGCAGCATTCGTCAACCAACGGGCAGGGAAGTCGCAGGTGAAGCGCAAGGCAGCTCGGGACCGTGCTGCGGTTCGTCCGAGCCATCACCCTGCACAAGAGGACAGGGTATGAACGCTCGCGACTGGGCCTTTCAAGAGCTCGACATTCGCCGCCAGGAAGAGGCCGGGCCTGACACTGCTGACATGCACGTAGCTCGCCGCAAGCGTCGGCAAGCTCGTGGCTACAGCAAGAAGACAGCAGATGAACTTGTTGCCTGGGCAGAAGAACAAGACCGGAGGGCAGTAGCGTGAACGCGGCCCTTTTCTCTCAAGCGAAAGAGCGCCAGTCACACTGGAGGGGGCAGGTCCTTCGGGATTGGTACTGTGCCTGGGTCATGAGGATCTTGTTCTGCCGGATCCGGCGGCGTTGGAAATGGATCTCGATGAGGCATTGGATCGTCGATTGGTTCGATATCCGGTGGTGGCGGAATTTCACCAGGTTCAAGTGGCGGGAAGCTCATACGAGATCTCCATTTGGGGAATGGGTGTCCAACGAGCACCGAGACCGCACAGTTCCGGTTTCGCTCGCACAAGGCCGGAGGTCAGCATGACCACGTCCTATATTCCGCTATTAGCCGCTCAGCAGCGCCCGCATAGCCGCGTTTACTCGCAGCCTGCAGCTGACCATGGCAGCGCATCAGAATTGCTTGCTGCAAGCCAGGCAGTTCGGCAGCGTCTTCGTGGTGTGGTGGTCAAGCCAAAACCAGCACCTAAGCCAGAGATGCATATCGTCCCCTGGCCAGACACGCCCATTGAGCCGCCGGCAGACGTCGAGCTGATTGAGACGGTGCCGCTGGACATGCTGGCACCCTGTTCCTGGAAGTTCTTGGTCAAGGTAGCTGCGTTGTTCAACGGCTGCAGCGCTGATGAAGTGCTAGGACAGGGCAGGGCGAAAGAGATCGTCTGCGCTCGCCACCTGGCGATGTACCTTTTGGCGTCACACACGACCAGCAATGCTACTCGCATCGGCAATAAGTTCGGCCGTGACCATACCTCTGTGCTTCACGCCCTCAGCAAGTTTCCCGCTATCGAGCGTGAGCGTGTTTCACCACTGGTGCATGTCGACCCCATAAAGACGATCAGAACGCCGCCAGAGAAGGCCGCAATGATCGTGCGGGGGTATGCTCGCGGCGTCCCTCGCAAGCAAATTGCCGAGCAGATCGGGATGTCGTTGGCTTCAGTGAAGGCCTTTGCCTACCGGCACAACCTTAAACACGCAAAACGCCCGTACTTCAGCCGCAAGGGCGAAAATGGCTGATCCTCGCTTTTCCATAATCCCGGCAGATGCAGTGCTCGATAAGCGGATCGAACCGCGTGACCTGCAGGTCCTCTGCGTATTTGGGAAGCATACGGATAAGCGGGGCTGGTGCCGCCGTTCTCAAGTCGTCATGGCTCGGGAGATCGGCTGCGCTCGTTCAACCGTCCAGGCCTCTATCGAGCGCTTGGTTGAAGCTGGCTGGCTGGAACGGCGGCCCGTGACTGAGATCCACACTAAGGGCGTAAGGGGAAGCGCGCACGAATACCGCGTTGTGCTTGATGTACCCGACCCAACACAAGATGTGGTGTTTGCCCCTGCCGACAGGTCGGCACCCCCTGCCGCTTCTGGATCGGCACCCCCTGCCGACCCAAGGATCGGCACCTATGTTAACGATCCCCTTTCAACGAACCCCTCTCTAACGAGGGGCGAGCGCGTGTCGTTTGACGAAGTATGGGATGCATTCCCGAGGCGCTCGATGACGAACCGCAAGGAAGCTCACAAGGCCTATTCCAAGCTGACCGATGACGAAACGCAACGGCTGCTCATCGCTGCTAAGCGGTTCGCACAGTGGCACATTGAGGATGCGGAAGGTCGCGGCGTCTCGCCAGATGATCAGCTGGAGTTCAGGCCGGGGCTGGGGAAATGGATCCGCACAAGCGCTTGGATCGGTGCACTGCACATCAGCCTGAAGGCCGATCCAGTGCCGCCTCTGGCAAACGGCCTGGTGGTGCTTAAACCGGATCATCCAGACTTCCAAGCCGTTGAGAAGATGCGGGGGCGTCCGGTTATTGTCGGCAAGTCCGGAACATCGACTTTCCGCATCGAAGAGATAGAGCAGGCGAGGGCGTCAGCATGAACCAAGATACTCTGCTGCACGCGCTTGAGACGCGAGCGAAGGAGCTGCAGTTCGCCGCGCGTAAAGCATCAGGGAAGCAGCGCATGAAGCATCTGGCCAATCTCTCAAAGGTTCAGCGGCACATCGCGGCAATTAACTCAGAACAACAAGGGGCAAAGAATGGCTAAGGGCAGACCACGTAAGGCAGGGGTAAAGCGCACTAAGAGTGGGCAGATCAGCCGTGCCGCTGGTGCATACAATGAGAACGCAGATGCGATCGCGTTGCGCATGAAGGTGTTCGGGCTGACTGAGAAAGAAGCTCGGGACCAGAAGGCTGCGACCTACGTTGGGCGGCTGTGCCTAGCCGGCATTCGCAACACAACCGACGGGATCACCGATGCGCAGTACGACGCTGCCATCGCGTGGAAAGAAGCCTACGAGCAGTTCCAGCGTGCGGTTAAGTCTCCTGATGCTCTGCGTTCTGGCGTCGGTGGCGGGGATCAGGGTGAGAGTGCGGACTATGCTCGCCGGTGCCGTGCCGCCATCAAGAAGTGGGAAGGCATCGAGGCAGCCGTCCGGCTTGAGCAGGGCTTCCATGAGAACCGCGGCGCAAATATGTGGGCTGCACTGGATTACCTCGTCGGCCGTGATCAGCAGCATCCGCACATGGTTGGGGATCTGCGCTTGGCCCTCAACGCAATCGGTCACCACCTCGGGATGATCCAGCGGCCGAAGCGATTAGCCGAACAGACGCCACAAGCAGCATGAACGTTAGAAGATCGTTAACCGTAACCATGTAGTTCTGAAGACCTCCTCCCTTACTACGATCAAGGCGCTCCAGTACGGGGCGCCTTTTCTTTTGAGGGGCAGGCGAGATCACGCAAACCAAGGCTCTTAGAGTGGATAAGTCCGAGCCCAGTTGACGATCATCAACAAATCACAGTTTGTGCAGTTAATGCGATTTTCAGACTAGTGTCTGAACCAGCCCGCCAGCGAAAGCCCGGCGGGTTTTGTCATTTCTGGAGGATGCAATGCTCGATCTTCGTGAAGAGCAAATGGCGCATCACTTCACCAAGTGGCACATTGGTGGCTTGCCTTGTGCCGCTGTCATTCACCAGTTCAATGCTGTCGACCACGGCGATCCGCATGATCATCCGTGGGGTTTCACCAGCTTCGTCATACATGGCGGCTATGTCGAGCAGGTGTTCCAACTGGATGGCTCGGCTGAGTTGATTGCTCGCGAGCCGGGACAAAGCTTCTACATCTCAGCCAAGCACATCCACCGCATTGTCGAGCTACCTGCTGGCGAATGCACCACGATCATCCTGCCTGGTCCACATGAGCAGACCAGCGGGTTCTACCAGTTCAGAGACGGGCGCACTTGGCACCGCTTCTGGAATGAGGCTGAGTTCCATGGCGTGGCGCGCTGAGTGGCTAAGCTCAAGGTACTCAAGCCCAGGATCACCAAGCTGCCGCCCCGCATTGCTACACCTCGTGAGGTGAGGGACACGAAGTACAGCCCAGATGCCACAGTCCGTGCCTGGTACAAGTCAGCACGCTGGAAGGCACTACGTCAGGCGGTACTGGTCCGCGATCTCTACACCTGCCAGCACACGGGCATTCTCCTAAGCGGTAAGGCGCCTGCACCCAACAGCCCAGTGGTTCACCATAAGGTGCCCCACAAAGGTGACGAGCAACTGTTCTGGGACATCGACAAACTCGAAGCCGTGTCAAAGGAATGGCACGACTCGGAAGCACAGGCACAGGAGAAGCGGGCATGAACGACATTGAAGCGCACTTCGACGAGGTGAAGGTGGAAGATGGCGACGTGCTTGTCATCACATCGCCTCGTGCTCTGACCAGAGAGAGCGCGGATCGTGTTCGTGAAGCCGCAATGTCAGTGATCGATCGGCTAGGCGTTGAGGCAGATGTGCTCGTCCTCGACAATGGCTTGCAAGCCGCATTGCTCAAGACCTCGCAACTCCAGCAGATCGACCCTGAGCCTCCAATGACAGCCTAAGGGGGGCGGTCAAAAGTCCCCAAGGCCCTCTCCTTCCGGACCCGCGGCTCCCTCATGCAGAGATTTTTTCCTCTTGTTGAGTTTGCAACTGCAAACCAAGGTGCAAACCATTGGCTAAAGGCAAGCAGAACAAGGCCATAGACTGGGCTGGCATCGAGCGCGATTACCGTGCTGGTGTGATGGGCGTCCGTGAGATTGCCCGCTGGTACGGCATCAGCGACACAGCCATTCACAAGAAGGCCAAGGCGGAAGGGTGGGAGCGCAAGCCAAAACCCGAAGGTCCCTTCCAACAGTCCAAAGCGCAGCGCGCCGTTACGGCGGAGATCATCCCGCCGCCTTCCGTTAAGCCGGAGGACCTGGGCGATCGGGCCCGCGGCATTGCCGGCCGCATGCTGGATGAGCTGGACACAGTGACATCTCATGCCGGCGAGCTCGAGGACATGATCTGCACCGAAGAGAGCGACCCGCGGCGGCGCCAGGCGCTGTTAAAGGCGCTGTCTCTCAGTGAGCGTGCTTCGACACTGAAGAATCTGGCTACGGCCATGAAGACGTTGAACGAAGCCGCGGCGCCCGATGGCAAGAAGGCCGAACGGCAGCGCGCAGCTGAAGGCGTGGCGAACAAGTTTGGCATGCGGCAGGCGCCGCGGCTGGTTGCTGACAATACCAAATGAAGGAATGGACAACTGCGCTGCCGGATTGGGAGCGCCGCATAGTCACCGGCCGGAGCTTGGTGCCGTTCAAGCCGCTGTTTCCCGAAGAGGCAGAAGAGGCCGTCCGTATCTTCAAAGAGCTTCGGATCGTAGATGCGGCGAACAGCCCAACCTTTGGCGAAGCGTGCGAGCAGTGGGTGTTCGACTTCGTGGCTGCCATCTTCGGCGCTTACGACACCGACACCGGCCGGCAGATGATCCGCGAGTTTTTCCTGCTCATCAGCAAGAAGAACTCCAAGTCAACAATCGCCGCCGGCATTATGGTCACGGCGCTGCTGCTCAACTGGCGTAATTCGGAAGAGCTGCTGATCTTGGCACCGACCATCGAGGTGGCGCAGAACAGTTTCAAGCCCGCGGCTGCCATGGTCCGCGCTGATCCAGATTTGGAGGCTTTGCTCCACGTTCAGGATCACCTGCGGACGATCACTCACCGGGTAAACAAGGCTGCCTTGAAGGTTGTTGCGGCTGATACCGACACGGTTTCAGGCAAGAAGGCGGGCAGGGTGCTCGTTGACGAGCTTTGGGTGTTCGGCAAGCGCCCGCATGCTGATGCGATGCTCCGCGAGGCCACCGGTGGCCTTGTGTCACGGCCAGAAGGATTCGTGATCTACCTGTCTACACAGAGCGACGAACCGCCAGCCGGCGTGTTCAAGGCAAAGCTGGACTACTACCGCGACGTTCGCGACGGCAAAATTGAGGATAGGAAGAGCTTCGGGCTGCTCTACGAATTTCCACCCAAGATGCTGGCGAGCGAAGCCTATCTGGAGCCGGAAAACTTCTACGTCACCAACCCCAATATGGGGCGGTCGGTTGATCAGGAGTGGCTTGAGGACGAACTGAAGAAGGCAGCCGATCCGGACGCTCGCCGCGTGTTCCTCGCTAAGCATCTGAACGTCGAGATCGGCATGAACCTGCGGGCAAACCGCTGGCCCGGTGCCGACTACTGGAAAAAGGGTGAGACTGCCGAGATTGGCTGCACCATGGAAGATCTCGGGACCTTCCTCGACATGTGCGAGGTGGTGGTGCCAGGGATCGACGGCGGCGGCCTCGATGACTTGTACGGGCTGACACTGGTCGGCCGCCACAAGGTCACAAAGGAATGGATTTCATGGACCCATGCTTGGGCGCATGAAGGTGTTTTGGAGCGGCGCAAGAGTATTGCGGCTAGGCTGCAGGACTTCAAGAAAGCGGGCGAGCTGACCATCGTCAGCGATGAACTCGAAGACATTTCTTCGATCGTAGAAATCATCCGCGACGTCAAAGAGCGCGGGCTGCTTGCCTGCGTAGCAGCTGACGCCGCCGGCCTCGGTGAAATGGTCGAGCAATTGGCGGAGATCGGCGTTACCGCAGAAGACAATACCATTATTGGCGCCCCTCAGGGCATCATGATGATGAACGCCATCAAGACGACTGAACGCCGGCTCGCAAACGGGACGTTCAAGCATGGCCCTTCAGCGATGATGGCCTGGTGTGTTGGCAATCTGAAGATTGAAGCGACGGCAACGGCGATCCGGGCGACCAAGCAGAACGCTGGTGACGCCAAGATCGACCCGATGATGGCCTTGTTCAACGCTGTGACGGTGATGGTCCGCAACCCTGAAGCTCGAGGCGGTCCTTCCGTCTACGAAGAACGCGGAATGAGGATGATCTAGCGCATGGGCATCTTCGACTTCTTCCGCCGTGACACAACAGCCGCGGCACGCCAAGAGCCTCGCGCCGACGTCGGTCAGGGTGGTGTGTTCATCTCTATGGATGATCCGCGGCTAATCGAGCTGATGCGCGACGGCAATGCTTCCGCGTCTGGCGCGACTGTGAATGTAGAGAGCGCCATGAGGAACACATCGTTGTTCCGAGCTGTGTCGCTGATCTCCTATGCGATCGGCATGCTGCCGTTGCAGGTGATCAATGAGGAAACCAAAGAGAAGGCGACAGGTCATCCGGTCTACCGCCTGCTCCATCGCGAGCCGAACAACTATCAAACTGCCTTCGACTTCCGGACGTTGATGCAACTGCGGGCTCTGGTGAAGGGCAATGCTTACGCGCTGATCATTCGGTCAGTCGACGTCCGCTCTGGCCTGACCAAGATCTCGCGGCTGGTGCCGCTGGATCCCGACAAGATCACCCTCATCCAGAACGCAGACTGGTCTATCAGCTACAAGTATGAGCCCGGCAAGGGTGGGCACCGCATCTACCGCTCGGACGACATCTTCCACCTTCGCGGTCTGTCGCTCGATGGGATCAGCGGGTTATCGCTGGTGAAGCAAGCGCGGGATGCGATTGGGCTCTCAATCAGCGCTGAACTCGCAGCTGGGCGCCTGTTTAAGAACGGCGCATTTGTTGGCGGGATGCTCAAGCATCCGGGCAAGTTGTCGGATCCGGCTTTTGAACGGCTTAAGCAGAGCATGGCCGAGAAGGAAGGTGCGGAAAACGCTGGCAAGACGCTCATCGGCGAAGAAGGTCTTGAGTGGGTGAACATCGGGCAGAACGCCCGTGACGCTCAACTCACCGAATTTCGCAAGATGCAGGTCGAGGAAATTGCCCGTGTCACTGGTGTTCCTCGCCCACTCCTGATGGTCGACGAAACCAGCTGGGGTTCGGGCATCGAGGCTCTTGGCCGGTTCTTCGTGCAGTATGCTCTCGGCCCCTGGTTCGAAGCATGGCAGCAAGCCGCTGAGCGCTCGCTCCTGGTCGGTGCCGAGAAGGACGCTTATTCGGTCAAGTTCAATCCAGGAGCCTTGTTGCGAGGTTCTACCAAGGACCAGGCCGACTTCTTTGCCAAGGCTCTTGGCGCCGGTGGCGCGCCAGGTTGGATGTCTCAGAACGAGGTTCGCGACATCCAAGACATGCCAGAAACTGCTGATGGAGACACCGTCAGCAAGGGTGCCATGGGTGCCAAGCCTGTCAACGATAACGGAGGCCAAGATGGCCAAGCGTAACCTGCGCGTCTATGCCAAGGCTCGCCCTGGCGCTATGCCATTGCCAGCCAGCCGAGACGTGTCGGCACTGACGAAACCTCAAGTGTTTGAGAAGTGGTCGGCGGACGCAGCCGGCGTGCGGCCCGCAGCGCTAGAGCAGGGCGATGCCGTGATCACCATGTTCGATGTGGTGGGGGAAGACTTCTGGTCTGGTGGCGGTATCACAGCTAAGAAGGTCGCTGCTCAGCTTCGCGCCATTGGCGATCGGCCGGTGGAGGTCCAGATCAATTCGCCAGGTGGCGATATGTTCGAAGGCATCGCGGTCTACAATGTGCTGCGCGAGCATCCCCAGCCGATCACTGTGAAGGTCATGGGCATGGCCGCTTCTGCGGCTTCGATAATTGCCATGGCTGGCGACACCATCGAGGTCGGCGCCGCATCCTTCATCATGATCCACAACTGCTGGGTGCTCGCTATGGGCAACCGGCACGACATGCGCGAAACAGCCGAGTTCCTTGAGCCCTTCGACCAAGCCATGGTCGATGTCTACGCGCAGCGATCTGGGCAGGACGCCAAGAAGATCGCGAAGTGGATGGACGATGAAACTTTCATGTCCGGCTCTACAGCCATCGAGCGCGGCTTTGCCGATGCTCTGCTGAGCGCGGACGCCATGAAGGTCGATGACAAAGCCCAGGCGCGCGATCGTGAGGTCAACGACCTCCGCGCGCTGGAGCTTCAACTGGTTTCTGCGGGACACACGCGCTCTGAAGCGCGAGCCCGCATCAACAGGATCAAGGGCACGCCAGGCGCTGCCCAAGATAATGCCACGCCTGGCGCTGGCGCCGATTGGTCGGGTCTATCCGGCCTCCTAGCAACGCTTCAATCCTAAGAGGACCATTATGAAGCATTTCCCCGCGCTTGCCCTTCTGGCGAGCTCGACGGCGCTCGCCCCTTTGCCGCGCGCTGTCACTGCTGTTGGCGTTCGCGCTGACAACAACGACCCTACTGTGATGATCAATGCGCTGAACCGCGCATTCGAAGAGTTCAAGGCGGCTCACGACGAAAAGCTGAAGGGCAAGGCTGACGCCGTGCTCGACGAGAAGGTTTCTCGCATTGATGCTGCCGTGGGCAACTTCCAGGCCGTCGTCGATGACCTCAACGCGAAGATCGCCGCTGCTGGTGTCGGTCATGGCGTCATTGGTGACCTGCCTGCCGATCCCGCTTATGTGGAAGCCTTCAAGGCTCACATGCGCAAGGGCGACAACGCCGGCCATGAGGTCCAGGCCGCCATGACCAAGGGCACTGACGCGGATGGCGGCTTCCTTGCTCCTGTGGAGTGGGATCGCACCATCACTGGCAAGCTCAAGCAGGTTTCGCCCATTCGTGCGAATGCTCGAGTGATCAGCACCACGGTAGCAGGCTTCAAGCGCCTCTACACCGATCGTGCGGTCGGGTCTGGCTGGGTTGGTGAAACTGCATCGCGCCCAGCCACCTCCACGCCTCAGATCGGATCGCTAGACTTCCCACTGGGTGAGATCTACGCCAATCCGGCTATCTCCCAGCAGCTGCTCGACGATGCGGCCATCGACCTCGAAGGCTGGTTGGCTGATGAGGTAGACACCGAGTTCGCCCGTCAGGAAGGCATTGCTTTCCTCTCAGGCAACGGCACGAACAAGCCACATGGCATCCTGACCTATGTGGAAGGCGCTGCAAACGCGGCTCGCCATCCATGGGGCGCCATCCCAGTGGTGAACAGCGGCGCTGCTGCTGCCCTCACGGCAGACGGCTTCATTGACCTGTTCTACAGCCTGCCCAGCGAGTTCCGCGCCAATGCGAAGCTCTACACTGCCCGCGGTTCGCAGGCGGCGATGCGCAAGCTTAAGGACGGCCAGAACAACTACCTCTGGCAGCCGAGCTTCCAGGCGGGTCAGCCGGCCACCCTGGCAGGCGAGCAGATCGTCGACATCCCTGATATGCCTGCCGTAGGCGCCGGTAACATCGCCGCTCTCTATGGTGACATGTACCAGACCTACCTGGTCGTTGATCGTGTTGGCATTCGCGTCCTGCGCGACCCCTTCACCAACAAGCCTTTCGTGCACTTCTACACCACGAAGCGTGTTGGCGGTGGCGTCGACAACCCAGAAACGATGCGAGCTCTGAAGGTCGCAGCGAACGCATAACAAACGAAGGCGGGCGACCGCCTTCTGCTTTCCCGCAACAAAGCTTTAGGAGGCCAGCATGGCCACAAAGAAGCAGACCCCAGCCACTTCAGCACCCGACAAGGGTTCAGAGCAGGCAAACATCGCCGGCGCTACCGAGTTCGATCCCTCTGGCGCTCCGATCCAGACCGTCTCTGACATCGATCCGAGCCACCCGGCTGTCGACGACAATCCCCGCAAGGGCACTACCGTCGATCAGAACCGCATAGACTTCAACGATCCAACCAAGACCGGCGCCGAGGCGGTGGTGGAGAACCTGCGCGAGCAGGGGCAGGACGTGAAGGCCGAAGCATCTGAAGACCAGAAGCAGGACGAATAGACCATGGGCAACGTCGTCATCGCCACTCTTGGCCCGCTCTACTCCATCGATGAGGTGAAGCTGCACCTGCGCGTCGAGAGCGACGATGACGACGAGCTCATCGAGGCCATGATGGATGCTGCCGAGCAGCAGGTGCTTCAGTACTGCAACATCTCCCTGGTCCCGTATGGCAAGGAAGCGACGTTCAAGGTCGCTGCCCTCATGGCTATTTCAGCCATGTATGACAATCGGTCCGGCTCTGCCGAAGCCATTTTACCAGCATCTGCAAAGACGCTGATCAACCCATATCGCTGGCTGCGCGTCTGATGGACTCGGGCCCCCTTGACCGCAAGATCACTCTCGAGCGGTTCAGCACCACCTACAACGAGTTCAACGAGCCGTTTGAGGGTTGGGCAACACTGGCTGTCCGTTCCGCCTCGAAGGATGACGTCAGTGACGGCGAGAAGCTCCGGGCTGCTCAGGTCGGCGCTACCATCACCAGCCGTTTTCGTGTGCGCTATGACAGCGTAACTTCGACGCTCACCGCTGCCGATCGCCTGACCTATGAAGGCAAGCAGTTCTCTATCGTCGGCACCAAAGAGATCGGCCGGCGCGAAGGTATCGAGATCACTGCATCCGTGCCGAACGACAACCTGCAGCCCGAGCCGACACCGTGAAGATGCGCGTGGACTTTGTGGGTGGCAAAGAGCTTGACGCTGCCCTTAATCAGTTCACGCCGTCCAAGCGCCGCGCCATTGGCCGTGTGGCGCTGGACAACGCTGGCGAGATCATGGCCCGCGCTGCGCGTGGCTTGGTGCCGGTTGATACCGGCGGACTCCGCGAGAGCATCGACGTGTCTGGCACACTCAGCAAGCGTCAGAAGTCGCAGCACACCAAGGCAGCCGAGCAAGAACGGTTCATTGGCCCGGATAGCCGGCCACAAGGTCACTTGAGGGAGTTCGGTGGGGACGGCAACGCGCCATCCCCATTTATGCGCCCAGCCTTCGATCAGACCAAAGATCAGGTGAAGGACCGCATAGGCGATGAGCTTTGGATCGGCATCGACAAAGCGGTTAAGGCCGCTGCCAGGAAGGCGCTGAGGGCCAAGAAGTGATGCAGCAAGTCCTCGCCAATCTTCTTCTTGCCCATGCTCCGCTTCAGGCGCTCATCGGTAACCGAATCCATTGGGACACCATGCCTCAAGGATCGGCACTGCCGAGCGTCGTCATGTTCGCCGTCTCCGGCGTTACAGACTACACCTATTCCGGAGCAAGCGGGTACGTTCTGACGCGCGTTCAGTTCGACAGCCGTGGTCAGACAGCGGCGCAGGCTCGATCTGTGGCCAACGCCCTGCGGGACCGCCTCTCGGGCTTCAGCGGCCTTTATTCTGGCTACAAGTTCCAAGGCTGCTTCGAAGAAAGCCAACGGACGAGGTTCGACAAGGACAGCACCTTGAGCTGGTTCACAGACAGCCGAGACTACACCATCCATTGGGCTCCGGCCTGATCTAGCCCAACTGCGCCGATGGGCTGGCGCTTTCCTGACATTGTTGGAGAAGTTCAATGACTGAAGCGGCCATCGGCTACGGCAGCAAGTATGCTATCTGGGATGCGAATGCCGGCCCTGCAGCCTTTGTCGAGATTGCCGAAGTGATCAACATCACGCCTGGCGAAGCGACTGCTGATCGCGTGGATGCTACGCACATGCAGAGCCCAGGGCGCCGCCGTGAGTATATCAGCGGCTTGATCGACAATGGCGAAGCGTCGTTTGAGATCAACTGGGTGCCAGGCTCGGAAACCGATGAGTTGATCCGTGGACTGTTCGCCTCTGGCGATGTCGTCCAGCATCGGATCACCTTCCCAGGCGGCGTTACACTGACTTACGATGCCTCCATCATCGGCTACAGCAAGGTGATCCCCATCGATGACCGCATGACGGCAACGATCACTGTTGCTGTGTCCGGTGCGGAGACATGGGGCACGACTCCATAAATGGCTAACCCGCTGAAGGGGGAAGTTGACTTCCCCGTTGGAGCGCAGACCTATCGCCTGCGCCTGTCTATCAACCAGCTGATCGAAGTCGAGGAGCTTACCGGCCTCGGCATTGTTCAGCTGGCGAGTGCTTTCAACGATGTCGAGACGTTGAAAGCTGGAAATGTCCGAGCCGTGCTCTGGGGAGCGCTGCGCGAGCACCATCCTGACGTCGATCTGATGAAGGCTGGCGAGATCATGGCCGAGGCTCGGCTTCAGACCACGATCAAATTCGTTGGCGAAGCTCTACAGGCCGCTTTCCCTCCGCCGGAGGGTAAGGAGAGCCCTTCTCCGAAACGGCAGCGGGCTGGGACTGGGAAAGCCTCCTAGTTACCTACATGTCCGTTGCCGGGTATGATGCTGGCAGCTTCTGGCGGCTGACCCCGCGGGAGCTGTCACGGACGTTCAAAGCGTTTTCAGAACGCCGGATCTACGAGCGGAACGAGCGGACTACCCAGGCCTATTTCGCCGCGGTGATCCCGCTAATGAAGAAGATCCCCAAGCTCGAAAAGCTGCTGGTGACCAAGCCACATGCGCGCCAACAATCCGGCGAGCAGCAGTTGGCGATTGCTAAGGCATGGATGGCGAGCAGGAAGCGTTAGAAGCTCACTTTTGAGCCGTCATCGAACAAAACAGCGCGGACGCATATACGAGGTGTGAAATCCTCTTGCTTGGCTCCGACTAGACGATCAAAGCCGGTAACGGTCATGCCTGCAATATTTCCTGCTGAAGCTGGTATCTTTAGGTCAGGATCAATCTCCAGGCCCTCGCCTGATACGATGCGATCCAGCGGGTCTATAAACCAGACACCTGCGTCCACCATCCGTATGGGCTTATCAAACGTGTTCTGCACACCTACGCGAACGTAAGTGCCGATAGGCGAAGCTTCTGCGGACCACCGGATCGGCTTCAACGGACCTTCTTCGCCGAACGGGCACTCAAACGCTGCAGCATTCAACGTCAGCGCGAGCGTTGCGATCGTACAAACAGCTAACTTCATCTGGCCTCCATCGGGGCTGAGAAGATAGGCAATTTTGAGGGGCATGCAACATGGCAGCTGTGATCGGTGCTCTTCGGGTAGACCTTGGCCTCAACTCTGCCGAGTTTCAGGCTGGGCTGAAGAAAGCATCTGCTGGCCTTGGGAACTTCGCCAAGCTCGCCGGCGTCGGGCTAGCCGCTGTTGCTACGGCTGCCGCAGCTGCTGGAACGGCGCTCGGCTACGCAGTTAAGGGCGCGATCGACAACGCGGATCAGATGGGCGAACTTGCCCAGCAGGTCGGCGTGTCGGTCGAAGCGCTGACCAGCCTTGGCTACGCAGCAAAGATGTCTGGATCAGACACCCAAACGCTTGCAGATGGTCTCCGTAAGCTCTCGCAGAACATGCTCAATGTAGCACAGGGCAGCACCGGGCCGGTCGCGACCGCGTTCAATGCACTGGGCATCAGCGTAAAGAACGCAAATGGCACGCTGCGTTCCTCCGATGAGGTGCTTGTTGAGGTAGCATCGAAGTTCGCTCAGTTTGAGGATGGCGCGACCAAAACTGCACTAGCCGTGCAGCTGTTCGGCCGCTCAGGCGCCCAGCTAATCCCATTTCTCAATCAGGGGCGGGACGGTATAGCGGCGCTGACTGCGGAGGCCGATAGGCTAGGCATCACGATTTCAAGCAGCACTGCCAATGCTGCTGGTGACTTCAATGACACGCTTGATCGGCTTACCTCAACTTTTCGGGGTGTAGTCAACCAGGTGGCCGGAGCAGTGCTTCCTGCGCTGAACCAGCTTGGCGCCAAGCTTTCAGACCCCCAATTTGCTGCATCGGCGCGCGCCATTGGACTTGCGATTGTTGAAGGGCTGAAACTAGCAGTCGACGCAATCAATACGGTGATGGGCGCACTTGCGCTCCTGAAACAGGGCATGGATGCCCTTGGCATCAAGAACAACGGCGCTGGCTTTCAGAAATTCAATTCCCCGGAAGAAGCAACGCAGATACTTCGTGACCAGCTAAACGCTGGCGACACCCAAGCATCGCAAGGGGATTTCTATAGCGGCATCTTCCCTCCAGCCGGCGGAGGCGCACAACAGCTGATCCAAGACGTGCAGGCATCAGAAGACGTGCTTACTGAACTATCCACCACACTGAACGATGTGGGTGGTGGAGCGTCAGCGGCTAGTGCCGCTACCTCCGAGTTCAATGCAACAATGCAGGAGGGCTTGGCAGTCTACCAGGCTACTCGCACGCCTGCCGAAGCCTATGCCATCGAAGTCGAGCGCTTGAACAAGTTGCTTCAGCAAGGCGCAATAGACCAGGACACTTACAATCGCGCCGTGGCGCAGGCGAAAACTGCTTTTGAGGAAGCGGAAAGCTCTGGCAGCAATCTCGCGTCGACACTGTCGTCCAGCCTCGCCAACGTATTCAGCAGTGTGGTGGACGGCTCCAAGAGTGCCGTGGACGCCATTGGTGATCTGATCAAGTCACTGGCTGACATGGCTATCCAGCAGGGCTTTCAGATGCTGTTCGGTAACTTGCTCGGTGGCGGCTCTGGGTTCAAGATCCCAGGCTTCGCAAACGGCACGAACTTCGCGCCAGGCGGGCTTGCGCTTGTCGGCGAACGTGGGCCGGAGCTTGTGAACCTACCACGAGGCTCACAGGTGATACCCAACAGCCAACTGCGCGAAGGTGGCGGTGGGCAAGTAGTCGTTGTCATCGAGTCTGGCGAGATGTTCGAGGCCCGTGTTCAGGAGATATCAGGGGGCGTGAGCGCGCAGGCAGTTAAGGCATACGACAGCCAAATGAAGCCACGTTTCCAGGGCCTCCTGGCGCAGACGCGCCAGTCCGGCCCAATGGGATTGAGGCGGTAAATGGCACTCAGCTTTCCCCTCGCTCTGCCGTTCGAGCGGTTTGTCTCGACGCGCTTCCGCATTGTGCCCTTGGTCGCCAAGACCAGAACTGGTGCGGCAAGCTTTGCTCGTGAAATAGGACCCGCCTACTGGTCTGCGGAGGTCAGCACGCCTCCACATACCCCAGAGGAACTATACCGCTGGCTGGCCTTCTTTGACGCACTGCGGGGCGGTGCAAAGAGCTTCCTGCTGTTTGATGCAGGACGTCTGGCGCCGTTCGCACATCCAACGCACACCGGAACGGCGAACCTGTCTGCAATCACCAATCCACGGCAGGTGTCGATCAACGGTCTGCCTGCAGCGTTCAAGATGACGGCGGGCGACTACATCGGTTTTGAGCGCACCGGCCGCTATAGCCTGCACCGCGTGGTACAGGACGCTACGGCAAGCGCCGGCGGCGTCGCTGCTGTCTCGTTCGAGCCGCCATTGGCAGCGCACTTCCAAACAGGCAGCCTTGTCAGGCTGAACAAGCCCAAGGGGGAGTTCGTGTTGGACAGCCACGAAGCCACTCGTGGTCTCTTGCCGAGCCCAGTCTCGTTCTCTGCCACGTCGCGAGCCTTCTGATGGCCCTGTCCCTTTCACCGGCAGTGCAGGCAGCTCTTTCCGCCGGCCAGGGCGCTCTGGCTGCGCTCTACACGTTCGAGTTCGGCTCGGGCACGTACGGCTTCTGGACCGGCCTCGGAGCCAAGATCCACAACGGCGTGACCTATCATGCCAGTGGATCGGTCATTGAGGTATCTGCAATCGAGCAGCGCAACGATGGTTCTGTCTCCGAACTGACGATCTCGCTGGCAGCCGCTCCGGACAAGGGCATCACGCCTGATGTGCTCGAAGCCCTCTACGACGAAGACTGGCACCTGAAGCCGGTAACGGTGCAGATCGCGATCCTTGATCCAGACAGCTACGCCATTATCGGCACACAGACGCTGTTTCGCGGGATCGTTGACTCGGCACCGTATCAGCGCCAGCCGGAGGCGCGGATCGAAGCGCGATGCCAGTCGCGTGCCATCGATCTAACGCGGCCAGGCAATCTTTATCGCAATGCATCAACGCAGAAGCGCTTTGACGCCACTGATCGTGGTCTTGAGGGTATCGGCGCGCTTAACGCCACACTGCAGCGCGGCATCAAATGGGGGCAGGCATGACTGAGAGCGAACGCATTGCTGATCTTGAGCGCCGCTTTAGTCAGTTGCAGAACCAGGTTCTGGCAATGAGCGAACTGCTCGGCAGCCAGTCCAGCCTGATCACTCAGCTGTCGACACAGCAGGTCGAGAACTCGCAGGGTCTGAGCCGCGCTAACGATCTGCTGCGGAACATCGCTAAAGCCCTTGAGACGCCTGATGCGGCTGCGTGACTGGGAGCAGCGCTTCGTCGCTGTTATGCCGGACGAGATGGCCAAGCCTTTTGCATGGGGCACAGCCGACTGCGCTTGCCTCATGGCAGCTGCCGTTCGTGCCTGCCATGGCGATGATCATCCGGCGCTGAAGATGCTTGGCGGTTACAAGACCGAGCGCGGCGCCGTCACGAAGATGGCCCGACTGGGTGGCTTGTCCGCTGCTCTGGCGCTGCACTTCGAAGAGGTGCCGGTGCTGATGGCGCAAGCCGGTGACATCGGCGTTCTGGCCGGCAACGGCATCGAGGCCGGCGCTGTGGTGATCGATGGCCAGGCTGTCGGCAAGGGTGAAGGCGCCACGGCATATCGGCTGCCCGTGCGCAGCCTGACAAAGGTTTTCAGGGTCTAGCCAATGTTCAAACGCTTAGTTCTGGCGTTGGCGCTCACCACCGCGCTGACGGCGCCGACCCATGCCGCGCCGCTCGTCGGGGCTCTGATCCCGGCCCTTGCCGGAACGTTTACCGCTACGCTGCTCGGGGCTGGCCTGCAGATCGCTGCTGGCTTTGCGCTCAACTGGATTGCAGAAGCCCTGCGACCCAAGCCAGTGGAGCAGACAGCGGAGATCAACCCGCTGGAGATCCGCTACGGTGAGCGTGTAGCGCGCTCAGGTGCGTTCGGCATTACGCTCCTCGGCGGTCACCGTGTGCATGTCAACGAGTTCGAGAATGCCTTTAAGCTGCAGCTGGTGGACGTGCTGGCCGATGGCTGGTGCGAGAACATCATCGGCGTTTACGTCAACGGCAAGCAGCACAACCTGACCGAGAAGGCGCCAACCAGTGGTGAGGCGCGCCGGTTCGAAGTGGATGGCTTTGGCATCTACATGGAGCTAGCGTTCTTTGACGGCAATCCGAACCAGCCCGCCTCGTCAGAACTCTGGACCACCAGCGATGTTTGGACGGCTGATCACCGGCTGGCTGGGCAGTGTTATGTTGTTGCCACGCTGATCAGCAACAAGGAACTCTACAACGGCGTTCCCGAGATCCAGTACATCCTCAAGGGGCAGAAGCTTTACGACCCGCGCAAGGACCCAAGCATGGGCGGCGTCGGATCGCACAACTTCAACAACCCGGCCACCTGGGAATGGACCGACAATCCGGCGATTGCCGCTTATCATTTTACGCGCGGCTTTTACCAGAATGGGCAGCGCATGCTCGGTGCTGGCCTTGGTCCGGCTGATCTCGACTTTGACAGCTTCCTCACGGCCATCAACACTTGCGACCAGCTGATCACGCGCCCTGATGGATCGCAGCGCAAGCGCTATGAAGCGAACTTTGCTTTTGATGATGTGACCGCGCCGGCCGAAGTGCTGCAGACACTGTGCCAGGCCATGGGCGGGTTCTTCGCCGAAAAGCAGGGGCAGATCGCCATCTTTGCCGGACGGGCACAGACGCCAGTCCTGACCATCACGAGCGACGATATCGTGGCCGATGAGGCGGTGGTCTATTCGCCCAAGCGGTCGGGCTCGCAGCTCTATACCGGTGTGCAGGGCACTTATACCCACGGCGTCGACTACCGGCCGGTGCCCTATACCGCCTTGGAGCCAATTGAGTTCACGGCAGCCGATGGCAAGTCGGCCATGATGGCTCTGGACTTGCCGCAGGTCCGCGATGGGCATCAGGCGTACCTCTTGGCCAAGCAGGCGCTGTTTGCCAACCGGACCCAGGCCAGCGGGCAGTTCACGCTCGACATCAAGGATCTGCTGGTAGAGGTTGGCGATTGGGTCAACTGGAGCGATGATGGTCCGCTGATCACCAGCAAGACCTATCGTGTGGTCGGCTCGACACACAATCTGCAGACCATGCGGATGACGCTGCAGCTCGAGGAAACGAGCGCAGATGTTTATTCCGACACATCGACGCCTGGCGACATCGAGGAACCGGTTCGCAATCCGGTGGAGCCCGGTTATCAGTCCGAGGTCTACGGCCTTGTTGTTGCGCCATATCCCTTCTACGGGGCGAATGGCGAGGAACTGCCGGGTCTGATCTTCCAATATGCGCCGATCTATGACCCCGCAGTGCGCGCGGTCCGGATTGAGTTCCGCGAGGTCGGCACCGAAGCCCCGCTCGGCAAGGAATATGACGCCAGCGTTGGCGACGGCTCGTTCCTCTCCAGCAGCACGGTCAAGGCCGGTGTGCTCTATGAGGCAAGGGCACAACTCGACAGTCTTCCGGGCCGCGAGTACCCATGGAGTGACTGGGTGCAAGCCTCAGGCGTCACCGGCACGGTGCGCCCAGGTCTGGGCACGATCGATGTTGGCGCCATCAATGATGTGCTGGCAGGCTTTCTTGGCTTTTTGCCGGGCAACATCGATGACAGCCTGCCTGGTCGTATTCAGCAGCTCCATGATGAGATCGCGCGGCTCGCCACGATCACCACCGATGGCGCTGTCACAGCCAAGAAAGAACGCCGGGAGATCAAGACTGTTGTGGCCGATGTGTCGGCCAACTTCACCGAACAGATCGAAGTTCTTGTGTCGGCCGATGCTGCCGTCGCCTCGCAAATCACAACGATCAACGCAGCCGTTGGCCAGAACACCTCGGGGATCATCAACGCCAACATCGCGCGGGTGAACGGTGACCAGGCCAATGCCACGGCCATCCAGAACCTCAACACGGCCTTTAACAACAACGCGGCGAGCGTCGGCACACAGCTGACGGCACTTACGAACAAGACAAACGCACAAGCTGATCTCATCACCCAGGCTGTTGCTCAGTCTGAGTTCGGCACGGCCGAAGGCCTTTTTGGCATTCAGGCTGTCTCGGGCGTGTCTGGCGTCACTGCCCGCATGCGCGCCGTGGTACGCACATCCGTCAACGCAACGTTGCGCGAAGCAGGCTTCTTCGTTGACGTGATGAATACGGGCGCGACCCGCTTCGCGGTCAAGGCTGATCAGTTCTACTTCCTGAGCGCTGCGGGTTCGTACCTCCTGGCGCCGTTCGTCATCAAGAACGGCGTGGTCTACATTCAGACGGCGGTGATTGAGAACCTGAGTATCGGGTCTGAAAAGATCGTCAACAATGCGGTGAGCGATGCTGCCGTTTCGGGCCAAGGTAGTGGCCAAAACCAGCTGGCGGCTGTGAGCATCAACGTCACGAACGGCTTTGCCTTCGTGTTCACGTCGATGATCCTCAATCGCCCTACGGCCAATTCGGGCAACTTCGGCAACATCCTGCTGGAGCTCAAGCGTGGCGGCACGACGATAAGCCAGCGGACGATCTTTTATGACGACAACTTCGGCCAGACCCCATCATTCTTCCATGCTGACGGGCCTCCCCCAGGCGTCCACCAGTATTCGATCCACGCCACGAACCTGAGCGGCAACGGGCAATGGAACATGTCTGGCGCCGTTGTCGGCGTGATCAACATGAGGAAGTAGCATGCTCGACACTTCAGGCATGACTCCGTTCTCGGTCTACCGGGAAACGGACGGCATTGTCGTTCGCAACGGCTTTGCTGGGTCGCCAGAACAGCTGGCCGCGCAAGCCGGCGAAGGTGAAGAGGTGCTAGCGGGCGTCGATCTCCCGGTGGGCAGTGTTGTCGGCGCCGATCAGGTGATCCTGCCGGAAAGCGCCCCTGCGCCAGACGTGACGGCCGATGATGTCAAACGGCATGCGGCGCGGCTGTTGTCCTACACCGACTGGATGGTGATGCGGGCTGCTGAACCTGACGGCAAGCCGATGCCTGAAGAGGTGATCGCCTGGCGCGCTCTGATCCGCAAGCGATCTGCCGAAATTGAAGCCATGCAGCCTATTCCGCGCGACTTTGAACAAGACCACTACTGGCAGGAGCAAGCCTGATGCCCGCAAACACCTATTCTGTCGGCACGGTCGGTGCGACGAACGGCTCTCGCACAGTAACGTTCGCCGGTGGCGCGCTTGCCTCTGCCTTCAACATGAAGCCCGGTGACGTCTTTCACATCCAAGGCGCGTCCACGAACTATCTGGCCTCGATCACTGACGCTGGCACGGTTGAACTCACCATGCCATTCGACGGCACCACCGGCACAGGCAAGGCCTACACGGTGGTTCGCATGCCGATCGGCTGGGGTGATCGCACTGAGCTTGCCGAAGAGGTCGCGGAAGAGATCCGCATCCTTGGCCAGTTCGATGATGGCACCGTGGTGGTCAGCCAGCCCATTCTCTCGGGCAATGGCCTACCCGCAACCTCGCTCGGACAGGTCAATAACCTCTACATCAACGTCCTCACCTGGGATGTCTACCGCAAGACCGGCGCAACCACCTGGTCGGCAATCGGCAACATCAAGGGCGCAACCGGTGCCAACGGGTCGACGGTCCGCGTCGGGGCTGGCGTTCCCAATGACGCCTTGGGCCTTAATGGCGACAGCTACGTCAATGTCTCGACGGGCGGGCTCTATTCCAAGGCTTCAGGGGCTTACACGCTGCAGGGCTCTCTGCGTGGCGAAAAGGGCGACAAGGGCGACAGCTTTCAGGTGAACGCCATTGGCCTATTTGCTGACCGCGCCACATACAACGGCCAGCCTGTGAACTTCGCCTTTGTGGCGACAGACCAGAATGAGCAGGGTGAGCCAGGTGTGTTCCTGTTCTTTCGCTCGGGCGCTGCCGGAAACTGGTCGGTCGGTGTGCCGTTCGGTAAAGGCGACAAAGGCGATCAGGGCGGACAGGGCATTCAGGGACCGCAAGGAGAGATTGGCCCTCAGGGGCTTAAGGGTGACACTGGCGCCCAGGGTGAGGTCGGACCGCAGGGGGAGCAAGGTCCACAGGGCATTCAGGGCATCAAGGGCGACCAAGGCGTGCAGGGGCCGATAGGTCTGCAGGGCGAGCAAGGCCCGCAGGGCATTCAGGGTGTCGCTGGCCCAACTGGTCCTGGCTTTGCATGGCGCTCTGTTCACACCCTCAGCACCGTCTACGCCGTGCGCGATGTGGTCTACGCCGCAAACCAAGCTTGGGTTGCTAAGGTTGCGCACACCTCCAACTCGGACACGGCTCCCGGCACTGGTGCTCAGCACCCAACCTATTGGGATCTGTTTGCGGCGCGTGGCCCGCAGGGCGAAGTCGGGCCGCAAGGTGTTCAAGGGGAGCAAGGCCCGCCTGGTCCTGCCGGTCCCGCAGGGCCTGCTGGCGCGGGCTCTGGCGACATGCTGGTCTCGATCTATGACACGAACGGCAATGGCATCGTGGACGCCGCAGAAACGGTGCCCTGGACCGGCGTTGTCGGTCGCCCCATGAACTCTATTGCTGCCGCTCTCGTGTTCGGCGCCTAACCTTCAAGGAACATCGCTATGACCTTTGTCAGCGCGCCGATTGCGATCGGCACGGCGGATACGATCATCTATCAGTGCCCGGCCACCCTTGAGGGCTCGGTGCATGGCCTGCAGTTCGAGAACTACTCGAACGGTGCCGTGGTGCTCACCATCAAGTTGTTCAAGCAGGCCACAGGCCAGACCAGCACGGTGCGGACCAAGAGCCTGGCTGCTGGCGAAGAATACCTCTTCACCAAGGTCAATGTGTCGGCCGGTGACCGAGTGCTTGCAAGCGCTGCCAGCAACGGCACTGTCCGCGCCTTGGCAAACGCCTACGTGGATGCAGCCACGCCTGTTGCGGTCGGCTTCACGCCGCGCGGCACTTGGCTGGTTGGTTCCTCCTATGCGGTCAATGACGTGGTGGAGTTCGACGGCTCGTCCTACATCGCCCGCGTGGCCAACACAGGCAGCCAGCCACCCTCTGCAAACTGGATGCTGATGTCGCAGAAGGGCGCCCAAGGCGCCGCAGGGAGTGGTGCCGGCGACATGGTCACCGCCATCTATGACCCCACCGGCAAAGGCACCGATGCCTTCGACATGGAGAACATGGTTGAAGGGGCGACCAAGAAGATACTGTCCGCTGCCGAGCGCCTTAAGCTTGCTGGCATAGCAACAGCAGCAACGGCGAACGCTACCGACGCTCAGTTGCGTGATCGTTCCACCCATACCGGTACGCAGAGTGTCGCGACGATCACCGGCTTGGGTACGGCTGCTACGCTGAACACTGGCACCGGCGCAGGCAACATCCCTGTGCTTGATGGCAGTGGATTGCTGAACACGGCGATCCTTCCTGCAATTGCCGTCACGGATGTCTTCGAAGTGGGCAGCCAAGCAGCCATGCTGGCGCTCACCGCCCAAAAGGGCGACATGGCGATCCGCACGGATCTCAACAAGACCTTTGCCTTGGCGACCAACAGCCCAGGCACACTGGCCGACTGGAAAGAGCTGCGCACACCAACCGACACGGTTCTCGCCGTTGCGGGCCTGACTGGCACTGTCACAGCGACCGCCCTGAAGTCCGCTCTTGCCATTGCCGTTGCTGATATCACTGACGCATCGGCGAACGGCCGATCGCTTCTATCCGCAGCCAACTACGCAGCCATGAAAACGCTGCTTGGCATCACCCTTGCGGACCTAACGGATGCTTCGGCAAACGGTCGTTCTCTTATATCAGCAGCGAACTATGCGGCCATGCGGACATTGCTGGGTCTGCAGATCGGAACGGATATTCAGGCATACAATGCCAAACTAGCCAACATTGCGGGTCTGACGCTTACCGGCAACGCTGGCAAAGCCGTTGTGGTCAATGCCGGTGGAACGGCTCTGGAGCTAGGTACGTCTTCTGGCGGCGGAGGGGGGAACTGGGACCTGATCCTTGCCGATCAGAAGGCAAGTAATACCGGTGGAGGCACGTCTGTTGCTGGTGTGCAGGACCGCGACCTAAACACTGAACTATACAATAGCGGCACTGTTTCCTACAGCATCTCGACCAATGTGGTGACAATCAGCACACCGGGCACCTACCTCGTTGAGGCGGAGGCGCCTGCCGTCGTCAATGCTATCTACACGAACCGCACACTTATTACCGACGGTGCGAACGTGGTCCTGGGCGTTGCTCAGGGCGGTAGAGGTCCTTCCAACTCACAAACCTACTCATCTGCTGTTGCTACCGTGGTGGTCGCTACAACGAAGCAGATCAAGGTGCGCAGTTACGTCAGCGCAGCAGTCGCTGGTGGCCTTGGAACAGCAATCGGTGATGGGCAGCCCGAGGTTTACACAGTAGTTCGCATCAAGAAGGTGGCATGATGGACGCAATTCACGTGAGCGGCGGCATTGTCGATTTCGTCCGGCGCAATGTATCGAGTGCTCCTAACGGGGCAGGATGGCACACAGCGCCAGACAACTCCGTTTTCGCTGGTTACGTCTTCAGCAACGGACAGTTCTCAGCGCCTGCGGTTAAGGCGCCGACGCTTGCGCAGCGCAAGGAAGACCTGAAAGCCCGCGTGCGCGCCCATGGCATGGCCATCCGTCGTGGCGGCTTCGAGGTGAACTTCGGCACCGACGAAGCACCGAACATTCAGGTGCTTCAGCTGCGCGATGCCACGCCAGAGAACGACGACGAGAAGAACTGGATGGCGTCGCTCTCGGCTTACACTGCCGCCGTCATCGCGGGCGCAGGGGAAGTCCAGGGCGCCAAGTTCCGGCCTGAGAGCAACGACACCATCATGGTCACCTATGCCCAGGCTATGGGCATCCTAACCGGGCTGTTCGACTGGGTCGCGTCATTGGTGCAAACGGTCTGGTGGAAGTGCGATCAGATCGATGGCGCTCACACCCATGCAGCACTTGATGCGCTCGAAGCCACCATCGACCAGGACTGGCCCGACTGATGTTCGAGAACGACGGCTGCACCCTGTTCCTAAACGGCTGGGGCGGGCTGAACTGGCAGAAGTGCTGCGATGTGCATGACGAAGCCTTCGCCACCGGCACCAGCGTGCAAGAGTTCCTTGTAGCTAATTACGAGCTATGGCGCTGTATCGCCGTGCAGGACATCTTCACAGCGACCCTCGCAGTTATTGGCGTGATGACCGGAGGGGCGCTGTTCTTCTTCTTCGGACGTAAGCGGAAGCCTCAACAGAAAGGCCCCGGTCCCTGACGGTCCGGAGCCTTTCCTGCCGCGCACATCGGGGCGACGTGCTGCAGCGAAACATCAATGATCTGTTCGATGGGTTGTTGCCTGCCTGAATTGCCACATAGCTGTGACTACTAACCGGCAGCTAGCCAGATCAAGACTAGGCACATAGCAGCCGCAAGAGCCCAAACCGCAATAATCCACCAATCGCGCATCCCATCCTCCGCTCGCATTGAGCACCGGGGATCTCGGCAGGGCAATCCTTTTACATCGGAGACAATCATGAACCGCAATTTCGAGCGCGCGGTTTCGCTCGTCCTTCAACACGAGGGCGGGTACGTCGACCATGCCCGAGATCCTGGTGGCGCCACGAACCTCGGCATCACCATCGGCACAGCTCGCCGGCTGGGTATCGATGTTGATGGCGATGGCGACACTGACAAGGTGGACATTCGCCTGCTGAAACCAGCGGACGCTGCAAAGGTCTATCGCGTCGAATACTGGAACAAGGTCCGAGGCGACGATCTGCCTGACGGTCTCGACTATGCTGTCTTCGATTATGCAGTGAACTCTGGACCGGGCAGGGCAGCGCGAGAGCTACAGCGCATTGTTGGCGTGCCGGCGGATGGTGAGATCGGGCCTGTGACGCTCGCTGCCGTTCAAGAGCGGAATGCCGCAGATCTGGTCGAGCGTCTCTGTGATGAGCGGTTGGACTTCCTGCGGCGGCTTAACACTTGGGACACCTTTGGCAAAGGCTGGACCAGCCGTGTGCATGGTGTCTTGGAGCATGCCTTGCTGATGGCCGTATCTCCAGCACCGCCTGCTCCCGACTATCCGCACCATCCGGAGCCGCCAGTCGCACCGCTTCCTATCGATGTGCCGGACGATCCCGACGCTCAAGGTCAAAGCCGTCGCTCACTCCCGGGCTGGCTTATCCCCACCATCATCCTCATCGGGCTCGCTGCGGCGGGCTTTTTCTTTGTTCGCTTTTAGGAGGCTGCCACCGTGCTCACGACCATCACCACTGCTATTGCGCAGAACGTCATCCTCGGCTGGCTCTGGCGCCGAGCGCAGGAACTGGCGAGCCTCGGGGGCGTGCTCGTGCCGATTTACCTAGCCATGCCTGCCAGCATGCAGAAGGACGTGCAAGCCATCTTCACCGGGCAAGGTGGCGGCTTGTCCATCTCTGCAGCTATCGGCCTTGGCTGGTATCTGTGGACACAGTTCCAGTCCTACCGCGCTACGGTGAAGCCGCAGGTCGTCACCAGCTCGGGCGAGAAGATCGCGCTGCGGCCGAATGGGGCGACCGCTCGCGAGGTTGAAGCGGTGGCAAAGATCGCGCCTCGGCAGAAAACCTTGGCAGAGCGCATCGCCGAACGGTTTGCTCGATGAAGGCAATCATTCAAGAAAGCGCTCGCCACCTCAGGCAGCGCTTTCGCCTTCGTGCCCTGGAATGGCAGAATGCCTGCATCACAGGTGGATGGGGCTTGATGATGCTGAGCAACCCCAAGCAGTTCCTGGCTCCGTCCTATGCGGGCTTCGCCGGTTCTGTGCAGATCTGGGCAACATCGTTCCTGCTGGTAAGTGCCCTGAGCTTCGCAGCTCTCGTCATCAACGGAACGGTGCCGCGGCCTACTGCTATGGCAAGAACCATCGCCGCAGCTGCCCAGGTCTTTCTCTATCTGTTGCTTGCCATCGGCTTCGTTGTCTCTGGCACCGGTACGCCAGGGATTACCACATATGGCTTTCTAGCACTCTTTGGCTTCTTCGGGGGCATCTGGGCGCTGTTTGACGCGGTGAACCCAGAATATGACACCTGATGAACTCAACAGCCTCTATCAGATGGGTGGTGCTGCCGGCATCCTCGTGGGAGCCGGTTTTTTCGGCCTGCGCTGGGTGCTCAAGACCGTCGCCGCCATGGAGAAGGTGCCGGTCAAGACCGAGAAGACCACGATTATCACGGGCGACACTGTCGCGATGGATCGGCTCGCCGGCACGATCGAAGCCAGCAACGTGATCCTGACCGAGAACAATGTTCTGCGTCGTGAAGAGCACGCCGATCGAGAGGAAATGCGCGAAGCCCTGCACGCCAACACAAAGGCCGTGGAGCAGGTGAAGGATCAGATCATTGAAGCCAGGCGCGACATCAAGGATCTTACGATCCAGATGGCCAGGGCTGGCAAGTGATTACTGTAAGGCTTGAATTGCGAAGGTGAAGGACATCTGCATCACTGCGGGGCTGACAGTACGTTTGCCTTGCCGACCCATGAGACGTTGGGATAATTTAGTGGATTTGCAAAAACTCACACGAAAGAACAAGGGGGCCGAAGCCCCCTTGTCATTAACTCCCAAGTCTACCGAAAGGTAGATTATGCGAAGTTGGCGTCCGTCAGGTCAGCAACGGCAACGCCGGTGATCTGAACCAGAAGGTCCGCAGCAGGATCGAAGTCGCCGCCAGCTGTTGCCGAGTACAGAGCATAGGTCTGGCCCTGGAACGAGAAGGCAGTCCATTCATCAGCAAGGTTCAGGCCAGCCGAAGCCAGGTCAGCGGCTTCCTCGAGGGTCGCAGCTGCGCCAGCCAGCAGGCTGATCGAGTCCTGAACAGCACCGGCGATTGCCGTATAGTCAGCATCAGCAGCACCGCTGAACGTTGCATCTAGAACGTCGCCATCGGCACCGGCAGCAAAGCCGTTGATCACGTCCACGAACAGAGCATCAGCAGGTGCACCAGCCGTGTTGTTCACGACACCGCTGTCGAGAGCGGATGAGAACTCCACGATGTTGTCGCCAGCGCTCAGGGTGATGACGTCTGCACCGGAAAGGGCCGCATCGGTGACCGTAGCGAGGGTAGCTTCAGAACCTTCAACCAGAAGATCGCCGGTCAGAGCCGAAGCGTCGATCGTGCCACGAGCAGCCAGGCCGTCGATCTGGGTTGCGGCATTGCCGTCCAGATTGATGGTCGAACCAGCACGTGCAGTGATCACGCCGAGGTCGTTGTTAGTAACAAAGCCGACCAGATCACCGCTTGAAGTGATGTTGATGGTTGCAACGGCGCTAGCAGGCTGAACGCCCGACAGGTTGACGGTGAGGTTGTCAACGTTGGCATCATCACCATCGTTCAGAGCAGCGGTACCTTCGGTGCCCAGCAGGTCGATGTTCACAACAGTGGAGGTGCCGTTCATGTTGAACGTCAGATCGCCAGAGTTGTTTGGGCCAACTTC